ATAGTATAATATGGCTAAAGAAGAAGTATTTTTTGGAATAAATATAGATACGGGAGAAGCTATTAAAGACTTCGGAACTCTTAAGAAAAGAACTAAAGAATTAAAGAGAGAATTAGACGGAACTAAAGTAGGTACTAAAAGATTCAAGGAACTACAGACCGAGATAACTAAGAATCAAGGTACTATAAGACGTTTTAACCGAGAGTTAAGAGAGACTAAATCTTTAGCTACTAGAGTAGGTCAAGGAGTTACGACAGCGTTTAAAAGAGTAGGCGTAGCTATGGCGGGTGCTTTCGCTGTTAGTGGTATCTTTAGTGTTGTTAAGAACGGTATTAAAACTATAGCTGATTTCGAACAAAAAATAGCAGATGTAGGTGCGGTAGCAGGTTCAAGTTCTAGAGAGTTAGATTTATTAGCTAAATCTGCTAGAAACTTAGGTAAAAGCTCAATTTTCACAGCAGAACAAGTAGCAGGATTACAGTTAGAACTTGCTAAATTAGGTTTTTCTACTAGTGAAATAATCGACGCTTCAGGCGGTATATTAGACTTGTCGACTGCATTCAGAGTTGACCTATCACAAGCAGCTAGTGTGACAGCTTCTACTTTAAGAGCTTTCGGTTTAGATGCTAGCGATACTACAGAGTTAACCGATTTAATGGCTGATTCTTTTAGTAGTACAGCTTTAGATATTTCTAAGTTCGAGGAATCTATGAAGCTAGTAGCTCCTGCCGCTAAACAGACCGGTAGAAGTGTAGAAGACGTTACTGCTTTACTTGGTTTATTAGCTAATAACGGTTTAAGTGGTTCTATAGCTGGTACTCAGTTAAATAGAGTATTTATTGAGCTTAATAAAAAAGGGCTTACTCTTGAGGACGCTATGGGTAAGGTAGCAGAATCTACCGATAAACTAGGCACAGCTACAGAATTAGTAGGAGACAGAGGTGCAAAAGCATTATCTATATTCTCCGACCAATCAGAAGCCTTAAGGGTATTAAGGGAAGATTTTAGAGACGTCGAAGGCGAAGCCGGTCAATTAGCTGAAAAGTCAGGAGATACACTAACGGGTTCGTTTAAACGTCTTAACTCAGCTTATGACGAATTAATACTTTCTTTTAGTAATAGTAAAGGCACTTTAAGAGATATAACGGACGGTTTAGCATCTCTTATTAACAACTTTACAGAATCTAGTAGTATAATAGATAGGGCAGAAAGTTTTGGGTTATTTGAGGACGATACTGTAATTATTGATGCTGTAGAAGCTTTAAACGCTAAAACAACAGATATTTTAAGTGATAATCAGAAAACACTAAGAAACTTAATGCTTGAAGACAAAAGGATTCAGGACGCAATAACTAAGGCTGTATCAGAAAATAATAAACAAGCTTTAATAAATCTAGCAAGAGATAGTCAAAAGAAGTATAAGGAAATAAGAAAAACAAATAAAACAGAGCTAGACGCTACCGGTGAAGAAGCTACGGCATTTTTTAATTTGTACATACAATCTTTAGACGAAATATCTAAAGCTTTTAAAGGTCTTAAAGAAGCTCAAGAAGATGTATTTACTCCAACTGAAGACTCTAAAGAAGGTAAAAAATCGCCTATTGACATAGCGAAAACAGCGGCAGAAAGCCCAGAGGTTGCGTTAGCTAGGTTGCAAACTGATTTACTTAAAGAGCAAGGAGACAAACAAGTAGCTAACCTTAAATCACAAAATGATAAAAAGAAAGATATAGAAACTAACTACGCTGTAAGCCAACAAGAAACTAATCAAATGGTTTTAGATTCTACGCAACAATTAATAGGGTCTACTATAGGTTTATTAGCTAGAGACGAAGCTGCTAGAAAAAAGAACGGTAAACTTATAAAAGCTTTAGCCATTGCAGAAATCAGTATTAACTTACAAAAGCAATTATCTAACATCTTAACTGTTAACGGTTCACCTACAAACATAGCTAACCTATTTAGCTTCGGAGCTGCTGGGGCTGTGGCTACCGGTATTCAGTCGGCTTTAGCTGTTGTAAGTGCTGCTACTCAAATTGCTACCGTATCTAGTCAGAAATTCGCAAAAGGAGGTATATTAAGCGGTCCAAGTCACGCGCAAGGCGGTATTAAGACACCTTTAGGAGAATTAGAAGGAGGAGAAGCGGTTATTAATAAAGCTTCTACTAAAAAGCACGCTGGATTACTATCAGCTATAAACGTAGACGGAGGAGGTAAAAAGTTCGCTAGAGGTGGAGTATTACCTACACCTAGTACTATAACTACTCCTAACGATATAAATAAGGATATATTAAGAGCTTTAACTAACTTTAACCTAAGTCCTACCGTAAGTGTAGTAGAGATTAACGAGGCGCAAACTAGAATATCAGAAATAGAAAACAATTCAACATTATAAAATGAGTAACAAAAAAAGGATTTCGGAACTATTAAATATAGATTTAGAATCAGTAGAGAAACTATTTAACGAAGGTCTTATAGACCCAAGAGGACTTAATAAGTATTTATTATGTTCTGACTTTAAAGAGTTAAAGGAGTTAAAACCGGAAGCTAAGAACTTAGATTTATATACAGAGCTTAGTATAAAGTATAACCTTTCTGAGTCTGCGGTCTATAAGTGGGTTAATAACTATAAAAACTAGTTTTACGTTTCGTAAACTTATAAAGTAAAAAAAGTTAATAATATTATAAAATATGTGGTATAAAGCATTAAAAGTAAATAACGCAGTAGAGCTAGACTTATTCGACGAAATCGGAGGATGGGGAATCTACGCTAAAGACCTTAAAGACGAACTATCTAATATGATAGGAAATCCTACGGAAGAAGTAGTAGTTAATATTAATTCTCCGGGAGGTTCTGTTTTCGAGGGTATCGAGATTTACAATTACTTAAAAGGTTTACCTAATAAAGTAACAGTAAAGATTAACTCTTTAGCCGCTAGTATCGCTACCGTAATCGCTTTAGGAGCAGATGAATTAGAGATTAGCGAAAGCGCTTTCTTTATGATTCATAATCCTTGGACAATGGCTGGAGGAGAAGCGGACGACTTAAGAAAACAAGCGGACGTACTAGACAAGATTAAAGATACTATCGTTAATATCTATAAAAAGAACTCTAACCTAGAGGAATCTAAGTTAATTGCTCTTATGAACGAAGAAACTTGGTTAACTGGAGCTGAAGCATTAGAATACGGTTTCGCAGATAGATTAACGGAGGGAGTAGCTATAGCAGCTATGGCGAGTAAGGAATTTGTAAATAAATTTAATAATATACCAAACGGTTTAAAAATGGCAGAAAATCAAGAGACTGTAGAAGCAGTTGAAGAGGTTGCTATCGAAGCTACTAACGTAGAAGAGACTGTTGAGGAAACTACAGAAGTAGTTGAATCTACGGAGGAAATTACTAACGAAGTAGTAGAAGAGGTAACGGAAGAAAAAGAAAGTATACTTAATAAAGTAAAAGCTTTCTTATCTAACAAATTAGAAACAGCATCTAACGAATTACAAGATAGATACGCAGAGATTTCTAACGAGGTTAAGAACTTAAAAGAGGCTAACGCTGATTTAGATAGTGAATTAATCGAAACTAGAAACGTACTAGAAGAGTCTTACGAGGCTATGAACTCTCTTAAAGCGACTATCGAAGCAAAGGATTTAGAGATTAAGGAATTAAACGAGAAGCTAGAAGAGCCTATCGGAGAGGATTTAGTTCCAGTAGTAGAGCCAGAAGCGAAAGCAAAGGCGAGTGTAAAAGAAGTATTTAGAAACTTAAAAAAATAATAAAATGGCATTTGATTTAACAGCGTTATCAGACTATACAACTGAACACGCAGGAACATTTTTCGCTAAATCGGTAATGAAATCGAAATTAGCAGCATTAGCAACAGTTTACACTGGTTTTAAACCGGGTACTCATAAGCTACCAGACGTAGAACACGACTACGACTTATTACAAAACGGAGAGGCTTGCGGATTTAACGCTTCGGGAGACTTAAACATCGAGCAAAGACAAATTATCGTAGAGTCTTTAAAGATTAACACTCAGTACTGCGTAAGAGACTTAGAGAAGAAGTTTACTCGTCAGATTATGCCTTCAGGTCAAGACTACGAAGGATTAGCACCTTTAGAAGCTGAATTAATGGCTTCTTTAGACAGAGCTATTGGTAAGATGATGGAGCAAGTATTAGTTAAAGGAGACAAGTCTACTGCGCCTAACGCTTTATCTTCTTTAGACTACTTAAACGGTCTTAATAAAGTTATCGCTACTGAAATCGCTGGTGGAGGTATTCCAGCTGCTCAGGCTTTAAGTTCTGGAGCTTTAACTACTGCTAATATCGTTTCAAGAGTAGAAGCTCTTTACGACGCTTTACCAGTAGATGCTTACTCTACTATTAACGACGAGAAGTGGTACGTACTTATGGGAGACGATAAGGCTAAGATGTACGATAGAGGTTATAGAGATAACTTAGGTACTACTGTTTATAATACTGGTTTCGAAAAGAGATTCGTAGACGGTACTAATATCGGTATCGAAGGAATCCCGGGATTGAACGGTACAGATAAATTAGTTCTTATTAAAGAGTCTGATTTAGTATTAGCAGTAGACGTAGAAGGAGAAGAAATGGACTTAAAAGTAGGAATGGACCAGTACGAAGAGAACGTATGGGTTAAGGGTAGATTCGCTGCAGGTTTCCAAATCCACTTCCCATCTCAGGTAGTAGTAGATAACTACTAATAAAAAGATTTAATAACGGGGGTCTTCGGACTCCCTTTTAAAAAATAATAAAATGGCAGAATGTTTAATTACAGCGGGTTGGGTTGGACCTTCTTGCGACGAGACTTTCAACGTACCGGGTATTGAGAAAGATAAAATCTACGTAGGTAATAAGTCAGAGATTACTGCGTTTACTAGCACGGTAGACGGAGAAATTGACGGTCTTACTTTCGATACTTACAAAGGTTTATACGCTCTTACAGTTCATAAGGACACGGCTTCTTTTACAGAAGAATTACAAGTAGGTGCTAACTCAGGTTATTACTATAACGAGACAGTAACTTTCAGAACTATCGACGCTTCTACAGCGGTTAGAAACGCTATCGAGGATATGGTAGGTACTTCTTTAGTTTTCGTACTTAAGGATAAGAACGGTAAATGGACTGTTTTAGGAGAAACTGACGGTGTTGAGCTTTCAGAACAGACTAAGACTTCAGGAGCAGCTCCAGGAGACGATACGGGAGACGTTTTAACTTTTACGGGAGTAAATAGAGGTAAAGCTAAGAAGTTTTTTGCAACTGACGCGGCTACAACTGACTCTACTCTAGCGGGTTACTTACTTTAATAGTATCTAAGCTTTATTAAAGGATTCGGAACGGTTCGGAAGGGTTCGAAAGGATTAGGTAACGGTTCGCAAATATAATTTAATATAATATAAGCTTAATACAAGTAGAATATAAT